TTGAAAACAAAATGGTAAAGCCCACAGTGTTCTCAAACGGCGAGTCCGTTCTACCCAAAGCCCTCATTTCTGAGGCTAGGGAGGTTGCAGCCTTCCTAAAGTCCACCAGAAACCCCGCAGGTTTCTGGGTTACATTTGTTGCACAGGGTACCTCCCTGTCGGTTTCTCAAGTGGCACTTTGTGCCATTAACGGCATCGTGTGCCGTCAGTCCGTGGAGTCTCACTCCAATGGACCGTCGGCCGTTGCCTATTGGTCCGCTCTCAGGGCCAAGCTTAGATCCTTCTTGAAGGGTCACGGTCGGTGGGTTACCAGCCTGCTGGCCAAATGTGCCGAGATTTTCGAATCGCGGGACCTCTGCCGTTACCAGCGGCAGAGAGCTGCATACCTCGCGAGAGGTGCAGCGTTGAGGGCTAAGGCCCTCAAGAAAAGGAAAGTTGCCCTCCAGAAGGAGCGGGCAACCCAACTGGCCCAGCGCCAGCTGGAAGGAGAACGCCGGGCAGCGGCTCGGCGGGAAAGAGAGGCCCGTAAGGGCCTTCAGACTTTGCGCCGCAAGCTTGCGGCCCTCTTCTGTCCTCCTCCTCCCTTCCCCACTACTGAGTGGGGCTGGGATTTTCTCCCTTCTTCCCCCCTCCCGGCTTACCGGGATTTCTTCACGTCTCCTCTACTTGAGGAGGCTTCTGTTGCTCCACCTCCCGTGGGGCCCGTGGGCTTTAATAAGTCCACACCACAGGCACTTTATGTGTCTGTGCGTGCCCGGTTGGCTACTTTTTCTAAAGCCACGGGTGCGCTTTTCCCTTTGGTCGATTACGACCGTTTTTGTCCCGGGCACTTGATGATGTTTCAATTGATGCATCGTCTTGTTGCTGCCTACATGGCGTGTCCCGTTCTCTCTTTAGTGGAGGATGGGCTAGGGGCCCTTTTACGGGGGGACGATTATCTGTTTGTTTTTAAAAACATGATGGTAGCCGCTACTCAAGTTGTAAATAAATTGAGCACTTGTGGTAGATCGGCTATGCAAGTTCAGGCTGGTTTTGGCATCTCAAATTTTTTTAGAGGTGTTGGAAACTCTCTGGCTAGTGGCTTCTTTGAGGGTGCTAGGCAGAGCGCCATTGATGCCAAGGATTTTATAATCGATGGTATCAATTGGACAGCCGATAAGACGGTTGGAGCATTTGTCAGAGCTCTCCGCGACGAGTTTTCGAACTCCGTCGGGAAGTATCTGAACGCAGTGTCCGAGTACAAAGCACAAATTGAAAATTTTTGGGCTTGGGCAGTGCGATGGTCTAACAATCTTATGAACAAAGTAGATGTTAGTCTTAGAGCTTTACAGGGATCTGCTTTTTTTGCTGCGGCCCTTGTAATAGTTGGGGGCATTGTATATTTAATAGAAAATTTGCTCCCTCCAGCAGCCACTGGATTACCAATAGGCAGCCTCTCCTCTCTTTTTGTCGGGGGGGCCCTTCTTTTTTGGTGTGGCTCTGAGCTGTTCCAGAATGAGAAGGTTATGAATATTCGCGTGGCCATTGTAACAATGGCTGAGCGTATGTTCAGCAAAAATAAAGCCGTGCAGTCCGGCAATATGACTGTTCAAGCTGGAATCCAAGATATATTTGGGGTTCCCTTGACACTCATGGAGACTATTGGCTCAGGTCTCTGTGGGAGTGCTCTCTCTTCCATGACTTACGTCGGGAAGTTTGGGCAGGCCATGGACAACATCCGTAAGGGTGTTATGTGTATGCGCCAATTCTTGGGCTGGATGTTAGAACAGCTTGCAGAGCTCTATGATAATGTTAGCGGCCGCAAGGTTGCTTTCTTTAGAGAGCTCGCGACGTTAGCGCAAGTTGACGTCGAAAAGTGGATATCTGACGTCCAAGAGTTCTTACTCGTTGCGGAAGTAGCGCCAGAGGGTGACAGGGTCATTTTAGATACCGTGTTACTCCTTCTTAATAAAGGGCATACTATCCAGCGTCTGCTATGCCAGACGAAGCAAGGGACCTCTTTTAATTATGGTCGCCTTGTTGCCACTCTCGTCAAGTCTTTGGATGATGTATATACGAAATACACCAAGGCTGGGCGACGTGTGATGTACAGGTTTGTACCTTTCTGGGCCTATTTTTTTGGAAAAGCCCGGACTGGGAAAACAATTTTTGCCAACAATTTTAAAAATACCATGGTTCAGTACCTTGGTACTACGAGCGAGAATATTTTTTATAAAAACGCTCGTGATCAATTCTGGCCCAAGTACAGACAACAGGCCATAGTTATAGTTGACGACTTAAGCGCGGTGGAGAATCCACCGAGCTTGGAGTCGGAATTTATCCAGCTGATGAGTACCATGCCTTATGGTCTCAATATGGCAGCTGTTGATGAGAAAGGTAGTGAATTTAATTCGAAAATGGTAATCACTACCTCAAATAAATATACAGCGCCAAGCTGTGCAAAAATACACGATATGGACGCCTTTAACTTGCGGCGACATGCGTGTGTTGAGGTAAGGCGTATTGAGGGAGTCCTTTATGACCCCAAAAACCCTTATCTCTCCTCAGAGGCCCGGTTTGTCAACAACCAGGATCAGGCCCCTGAAGGTGAGTGGATGGCTATGGAGCAAATGCAAGAAGAGCTCATAGCCCGCTATCAGCGCCATCATGAGGCGCAGGTAGATGAATACAATTTTTGGAAGAAGAATGCCAGAAATACCCATGATGTCTTTGATATTCTCGAAGAGAAAATCAAAGAAGAGGGTTTCTGGCTTTCTTCTGCCGAATTTTGTATGCCTGACCGTGCTAGCCAAGGTGTTAGTGCTGCCGACCGCTTTTTGGGTGTCGACGGCAAGATCATTAAATACGATGCCCTCAGTTTTGAGGGGGCGTATTTTGATGGGAAACACCTCGCCAAAAGTGCCCAAGATTTGGAGCACTTAGCAATGGTCAAGTACCATGAGTTTTCGGACCTCTTACGGGCATGGTCCGTCAACGGAGTGGTGCGCCAGTTCATGGAGCAACTCCTGACTGGTCCCACTCATGTGGACAGCGCTAATGCACTAAACTTAGATGCCCTGCCGTCTCATAGAGAATTTTTTGATTCTATGACCCTACCAAAAAGGGCTGTTTTGAGGCTTATCCAGAAAAAAGTGGATATGATCAAAGCGGGACCCGCTTTTGAATTTACCCCCACAAAGGGTTTCACTCTAGCCAAGGTCCTGAAGGATGGCTACGATTATGTATATAATAATGGCGGGAAAATCTTTTTAATTTTCGCCGCCGTAGTTATTCTATGGTTTTTGTGTGGGACCGCCATGCATCTACTTCGCCAAATTTTTTGTGGTGGCGTAGGGGCCGGTTCTGCAGGGGCCATGATGAAAATGTCTGTACAGTCGACAATTCCATCAGGCTCTGATGTGCAGTCGTACGCATCGCGCAATTTGCGTCGTGTGTACAGGCCAACCAGGCTGGGTTTACAATCTGCGATGAACCCTGTGGAAACTGTTTCACAGGCAGAGCAGTTGATGGCGTGGATAGACACCCCTCAAGGGAATCTTATCTCATGCTGTCGCTTTAAGGCCCGATCTCTAGCCATGACGTACCACCAGGCTAGGGCTATCGCCCCAGGGGCCAAAATTTTTATCACATATATGACTGCAGCCGGCACGCCAAGCGTGCCGCTGGAGCATATATGGGATCCACAAGAGACCGCTCCTACTCCTAATTTACGGCGGTTTAATGATACTGAGGTTTGCGTGTACACGCACCCTCAGTTGTCTCCTCTCCCGGGCCCTCTCGAATCCATGTTCGTGGAGGATATGCAAGCAGGCCCATCGGTGTATCACATCGAAGGGAGGGTCATGAAATTGGTACGAGACTCCCATGAGTTTCTGCCCAACGATTTTGTTGGCGCTCCTGAGGAGATCGTGCCACACGTCTGGTCAGGCGTGGTACATTTGAACACCCACGCCCTCACTATTGATAACTATAAGTGGGGAGGTGACTATAAAATAAATATCCCTAGGTCGTTAGTGGGTTCGTACCCCAACGCCAAGGAGGATTGCGGCGGCCTTTTATTCGCCAAAATCCATAATTCCTACAAGGTTATAGGGATGCACGTTTCTGGGGAGCAGCTAGCGGATGGGTCGTATCTGTCTGCTGCCGCCCTTCTCCCGAGACCGAGCTTATTTATGTCGGCACAGTCGGGCTTGCGCACCTTGACGATTGAGGCTGGCAAGGATACGCGTGGTGTTTCCAAGGTCGGTTTTATTAAGGCCGAGGAAATACCACGCGCTCCTCGCAAATCCTCCTTTATTGAGGTGGAAGAAGAGCTGAAGGTCCCAGTTCCTCCTGGTGTGCCTTTGAAACAAATAGCCATCTTGTCTAACTCGGATGAGCGCCTTAAGGGCACTCAATTTGAGGGGTATGATCCGCTTAGGCAGGCAACTGTCAAGTGCGAGGACCCAATGTTCGATTTAAGATCGGACGTTTTGGAAGATGTGCTAGAGGACGTGCTAGAAACCTGGTTTGATTGCGCACCCTCGTTAAGTCTTCTTTCCGATGAAGAGATGGTTAATGGCAACGACGAAGAGGTTTTCCTCGATGCTGTCGTCCATTCCACTTCGGAGGGATATCCCTACGTCCTCGAAAGAGGGCCAGGGGAGAAGGGCAAGGAAAGGTATCTCGAACAAGATCCTGCCTTGCCAGAAGGCAAATTGAGGGTCCGTCCCGGGACTTCTGTGCACAGGGACTTGCTCGCCCTAGAAAAGAGCATCCACTTCACCATCCCCATTTTAGTTGGGATGGAGATACCTAAGGATGAAAGACTCAAAGAGTCCAAAATCCTTACACCGGCAACCCGTACTTTCACGGTGTTGCCCATGCCCTACAACCTCCTGCTCCGTAAATATTTCGGCAGGTGTGTTGCTTTCTTACAGGGCAATAGGCATAGATTGCCTTGCGCAGTCGGGATAAACCCTTACTCCAACGAGTGGACCCGAATTTTTGATGGGTTGGCTCGAGTGTCGCCTAAGGCACTAAATGGAGACTATAAAGGGTTCGACGGCAAGTTGAACTTTCAAATGTATGATGCTATAGCGCGCCTTTTATGCTGCTTACATCGTGATGAGAGTACTTCAACTGCCAGGTATAACTTGATACTCGCTATGTATGCCCGGTACTCCCTGTGTGGGAGCCAGGTGTATGAAGTGAGGGCAGGGTTACCCTCTGGCTGCGCAATTACCGTTATCATGAACTCGATTTTTAATGAGATTCTGATACGGTACGCCTATAGAGTTTCGGTTGGGCCTATTTTGCGCAATAGGTTCAGCCACTTTGTTAAGTTGATTGTCTATGGGGATGACAATTTGATAGCTGTAGATCCCCAACTCGCCTCCGGAACCTTTGCTGGTTATGAAGGGGGTAAAATGGTAGTCACCGATGTTTTTGATGGTGCTACTATACAAAAAGTTCTGGCCCAAGTTAACATTACTATAACTGATGGGTCAGACAAGAATGCCAAAGAGTGGCATTTTAAATCATTGGAGTCTCTCGATTTTTTAAAGAGAGGTTTCAAGAGAATGGCTGATGGCCGAGTGTTGGCACCACTCGACTTGAGCGCCATTTTTTCCTCGCTGCATGTTGTGCGCCCAGATCAGGGCTCCACAGCTGCAGCCGTAAATATTAACGCTAGAGTGGCCTTGCGCGAACTCTGGTTACACCAGGACCAAAATCTTTTTGAAATGGTCCGGGAATTTTACAAACGCCACAATTTTGTGGATTTACCCACGTGGCGCGAATGTAGGGATTTTCATCAGTCCCAATATTCCGAGTGGCAGCCTTTTAAAGAATATAAATTCTTAGAGCTGCCCCTCCCCGAGCAAGAGAACAGGGAGTTTATGGAAAACCATGCCACGAGGAAAAGTGTGTGCGTGGTCGCGGATCAGACCATAGTCGTAGGTCCCGCGTGGAAGCCCTCCAACCCAGAGGGTTTTTTTGTTGTAGATCTATTGGGTCCAACCTGTGGGCGTGGCGGAAATGTCACCAACATACCCACGTATGGTGATGGATCTGGCAGGTTGGGTACTGCCACCTGGGTGCGTAACTGGCGCTCTGCGAAGAAACAACCTATTGTCCAGTTAGCCATCCAGGCTAGGAAGGAAGGCAAAATTATAGCCTTCCGGGATGCAGCTCCATTCCTCAATGGGTGGAATGCTGCTATAGCCTTTTGCGAGGGTCTCGGCATGGATTCAAATGATCTAATTGCCGTGTACTCTCGTTCTGGGGGCTTGCACCGCTCTTTGATAGAGCGTAACTTCAAGGCTGCAAGCTTTGAGCCACGTAAAGTGGCTCCAGGCGTGTTCGCCTAGTTTAGTGCCTTAAGCACTCAGTCTCCTGGCTGTCTCTAGGAGCGAGTCGCTGCCGTTAGCAGCGTTCAGAGGGATGTCATCACTTAGCTCTGTACCTGCAGGTTGAAGATGTGAATGGGAATTGAGCACTCCCAGTCCCCCAGCATAGCTGGTCCCATGAGACGACGCATGGGTCTGAGATGATAGTAAACTATCCACTCAGTTTGACGCCTGAGTTGAGTAGTAGACACAAATGGAAAATGTTATAAGGTTGGTGTTCCTGAAAAGGGGCTCCTGTCCGCTTGCGTGGTTAACATTTTCCTTCTTTGTGTTGTATTAGTCTGACTGCTGGAAAGACAGCTGACATGGAAGACAAAGTCTTATCCGGTCTGCCAGAGATGAAGACCTAAAACCAATATCTCAACCTCATCCAAGGAGGCTAACTTTGGACGGTGGGGATGCCGGTCCTATCCCTGTAGTGGCTGTCCTTAAAATGATAGTCTACCTTTATTTGTTCGGGGAATCGAACATCATATCTGCATTTAGATTAGTTCATTCTGTTTTAGTTGTAGATTCATACATACGCACATGGGATGTGATTACCCATGTAGTACGCGAACGCTTCCGCTCTTAATAGCACCTCTCGCATGGTGTCCACGAGAGCTCTGCTGTGTGAAGTTCTTAATTTAGCTATGTGTGCTTGGAATTACGGGTGTAACCCCCTCCAGAGCTGGCGTGTAGGATGCCTATGCTGATATCATTGGATTTTCCTTTGATGTGTCAGAAAGGTTCCCCGAAGCCGGCCCACGCTCCTGGCGGGAGTAGTGGAGGTCATCTCCGAGCGCGTATAGTTTAAAATCTTTTTGAACTTAATGATAGCCGAAGCAAGTAGCTAGCGTTGCATTGGTCTTGCGTGGTTTTCAGCGCAAGGCGGTCTTAATTTATAGGCTCTGTCTAGCCTTAGCTGAAACTAGTAGCTTGATCCATGGGTGTTAAGTCCAGGAAGGCAGTAGTAAATGATGCAGTTCCACCCTACCCCATAACTAATTGGGATGCGTGGTTGCTGATTTTCACGAACCTTTCTAATCGGTAATACACTTGTGGAGATAGCCAAAAGTTAGGCATGATGAGTGGGCGTCCTCTTTTATGACGTCATTAAATGGAGTATCACAACTTCTGGCAACCGTGTAACGGCAACAGTGTTAAGGTGACACTGGTGGGCTGACTGCAATCAGTTCCATGCGACCGGTCTTAGTAGTACCAAGAATGCTACAGCCAAGGGCTCCATGAGTTTTAGTTAACGAATATCTACTGCCATCCGTAGTAATGTGTGGTGGTCCTCTGTCTTACCTGGTATATGAGCCGGATGTGCTGGTAACACATCTGCGACTTCGATTCCAAGCCCAGGAATTCAGGGGGTTATGTGGGTAGGTAGCGTTAGCTAGGGGGTTGTTTCGCGATATTTGTTGCCCCGTTAGTGTTTCAAAATTCGCTTATTGTATGAGTGTCGGACTCAAGCAGTGTTTAGGTTTTATTTCTTTGATTTAAATGTTTACTTTTAAGTTTTCCTTTTACGTAATCTTTCCGAC